TTGGAGGCGTTACCAGAACCGAACTCTACGTCAGACAGCGGCTCAGGATCGTCTACCAGACCGGCAGACTCATCGGCACCCGGCAGGTTGTTGGACTCCCAGACGTTGATACCGGCGATACGAGCCACGGGGCCAGTAGCCTGCATGGACGGATCGACAGAACCAGCTACGTCCTTGTTCAACCAAGTGATCGCGGTAGCGTCATCCTGAGAGATGTTAACCAGGGCTTCGATCTGCTCTGGGCCGAAGACCACGTTGGCGTTCTTACGGATGCTGTTCTTGCGGAACTGAGTCCGGGCCTTGTATAGGGCATCAACCAGGGCAGCACCCCTGTCCTCGTCACCAGCAGAAGACAGCATGACGTTCTGGGTGTAAGGCTCATCCGGCAGGGTCTTAAGACCGGCAGCTACAGCCTCAGAGTTACCGGTGATGTAACCAGCCTTGGCCATCATGCGGAAGATGTTCCGGTCAACGAGACCAGCCAGAGATTCGGCACACTCGGTGCTGTACTGTTCGCGCACATCATAGTGCAGAATCGCTTCCTGAATGTCCGGGATGAACACAGGAGAGATCGCGATGTCGTCAATGGTGACGGTGCGCTCAGCGTGGCCGATCTGATTGGTTTCGATCAGCTTACCGGGAGTGTGGTACTTCGCGGTGTTCTTACCGATCAGCGGGAAGCTTGCGGATTTACCATTATTGATGGTGCGAACCCGAGTTAGCTTCATGGCGATGTGCAGGTCATGGAACATAGTCATGACTTCGCCGCCATACTTCTGCAGGAACAGAGCACGGGAATCGCCGGAGTTATCGTGCTGACCCGGCTGAGAGAGAGTTTGATCTGAAGGGAATACCATAAAGTGTTTCCTTAATTATTGAGTGTCTTCCGTGATTATGTCTAGACATTGAGACTATTTAACCGAAGGTCATCCAACCATCGGCGTTCATTCCTTTCTTGGAGGCCTGACCTGCAGCCAACCTCTTGTCGATCTCGGCTCGATAAGCTTCGCCAATACCATCCTTCCGGCGATACCGGGGGTCTTGCATGGCTTCCATCAGATCACCATCCGATTGAATTGGCTTAAGGCCTGCCGGGGTGTTGCCATTCACACGGGTACCCTCGAAGCCGTTAGCCTCGCGATACATAGCCTGGAGTGCTTTCGTGGCCACTTTCTTGGCCTGAAGATCAGAGCTATCGAAGACCTTGTTGAAAGTCTCAGTCTCACCTTCTTCCAGGGCGTTCTCAGCCCACTTTTGCATCTCCTCGTATTGCCCCTTGCCACCGACCATGTCGTGAATCTCACGGTCGTGCAGTTGGAGTTCCAGCTCTCGGATACGGCTATCGGCGTCCGACCCATCAGACTCGGGGTTATCATCTGAGGGGTCCTCTTCCTGAGAATCACCTTCGTCGTCGCCTTGGGACTTATCTTCGCCACCGGTCGGTTCGTCACCACCAGAGTTCTGTCCCTTCAAGTCGTTGTATGCATCAATCAGTTGCTCCATCGACTCAAAACCGTCAGGCAGACCATTCGGCTGGTCGTCCTGTTCTTCACCCTCGGTTGGGGTTTCAATCGGGTCGCCATTGGCGTCTGTCACCCGAAGATCGCTGGTATCTACTTGCGGGTCTTCACCGCCTTCCTGACCCTCTTCAGGGCCTTTGTTATTGTCCTCTCGGGCCACCTTGACCTCCTTGCATCATCTGTTGGATTGCTGCGGTTCCACCTTCTTGTCCGAGCTGTTGCATCATCTGTTCCTGCTGACGGGACTTGCGCTGTTCTGGCGTGAGAATCAGACCTTCCGTGTCGATACTCAGGGCTGCAGCCATACGCGATGCCAATTCGCTGAAGTTGACGTACTCCTGAAGAACCTCAGGCCCCAGGTTTGCGAACTGGCTGATGAGAACTTGAAGCTTTTGAAGCTCCTGCTCTCGTCCCAGTGCGTTAATCCCTGTGATAATCTGTGGTTCCAGAGTGTCTTTGGGCATCTCCGGGAGCTGGCCTGCGGAATGCAAATAGCCAATCTCAAGGTCTGCGATAGGTTTCTGCAGCGTGTTTGCCAACTGCGTGAATAGACCGCCAAGACCCTCTTCGAGCATCTGGGTAACCTGACGGATTTCTTCTGCGGTTACACGCTCCGCGTCCCTGCGGATGGCGCCTGTCATCAGGAATGACTCTTGGAGACGTTGGATGACTTCCTGTCTCATCTGCTGGGCTATCGCAAAGTCGCCATGCTTATCCATTTGCAACGCCGTGACATCTCCATCGTTCCCTTTCACGAACCCACCGTTCGGAGCTTTCTCCAAGGCTGCGGGTTTCGCTGACGCACCGGGCTTAACGAGGAATATAACTTTGGCTGCGGCGACTGAGGCTTGTGTGATCGCTTTGGTCAGAACCTCAAGTGTGTTGAAGTCTCCCATGTGTTCTTCGACGTAGGACCGTCCATAGTCTTCGCCATCAACTTTGACCAGCCGTTGAGCGACCCAAGGGTTCTTCCCTTTGGGATACATCGAATGGGAGGTCTCGATCTTGACCCCTGCGACTTCTTGGTATGACTGCCAACGCTCTCCATGCGTTTTGTAAATCCGTGTGTAGACCTTTACGTCTTGCTCAGTCTTACCTTTGGCATCCTCATCAGCGGCAACGTGGGCCTGTGCTTCTGCCGGTAGCTTATCCTTGCTGACAGACTCACAGATGATGATCTCACTGGTGTCGCCTTCAGAATCACGTTCCACCACATATTGGCTGAGAGAGTAAGCCCTGACGCTCTTCTTTCCGTAGTAGAGCAGGACGTTACCAGCCACCAAGAGGTGCTTGAGTATGTAATGAAGCCGTTCCCGAGTGTCCTTGTTCTCGATGTTTTTCATCGCGATACGCTCGATAGAAGCCAAGGTTGCCTCGACCTCACCGTGAGACGCTTGGTCAATCCCTGCGTCATTCAGGGTCTTCTCATCCACAGTCAACCGAAAGAACGGATAACCGGGTGGCAAGAGACCCAGCAGCAGTTTTGACCCAAGGTTCTTAACAGCAGCCGCTCCCAAACCCTGGTAGGGTAGGTAATGGTCACTGCCTTGGGAGGCTTCATCGGGTGGAACTAGGGAGGGAATTGTGACGGATGCACAAGCCTTCGCTCGGTTCAAGTAGGCTTCGCGCTTCGAGCTGAGGGATTTATATCTCCCAGCTAATGTATGCGCTTCTGCCATTCAAATGTCCTTATTAAATGTTCAGGCCACTCTTTCCCTTGGCCTTTCCTGACTTATCACCGGTATTAACTCCCGGTCGCTTGAGGTCTCGCCTCAGTTTCTGTCGGGTGTTTTTCCGCTTCTTGCCGGTCTTGTCGTTATTCGCCGGCTTCTTGCCCACGGAGACATCACCGGATTTAGCCGGGGGCGGTGCAGGCGGCGGGGGCGGCGCAGGTGGTTTTACTGCTGGGTCATCGAAGATTCCCATCTTCAGTCTCCTCGTCGTCCATGTTCTCGATGTATTCGATGACTTCACGCCTTCCAAGCTTCTGGTCGATAACCCTCAGATCGTCTTCCGGTTCTATCCGGGTGTTGAACGAATCGTTGAGCCATTCGATCAGTTGTGCTCTCAGATAGGCGTTATGTCCTATCCTTAGCGAAGCCATTTGTTACCGGACCCCAGCGAGGACAGGTTCTTGAAGCGTGAAGGTCACAACCTCACCATCAATCTTCGTTTCCCCTTCCTTAACCTTGCTGTTTTTGTTGGCCAGGGCTTTCTCCGCGTCTTTCTTACTCGGGTACAGATCGGTTGGATTGGACGGGAACTCGACAGTCTTACCGGTATCCCGGTCGCGGACTCCAAATACGACCATAGGTTTACTCCTTCATCAGTTTGTTGGCTTCATCGATTCGACCTGCAGATTCACTCCGCTTGGTCTTCTGGTCTTCTGCATAGCGTTCTGCAGCTTCAAACGCAGCGTTCTCCTTCTCGTTCGACTTGCGGATACGCTTGGACTGGGCTTTAACCTCAGTCAGTGCGAACTTAATGAACAGCGTTTTGAATGCTTGGGCTAGACTTAGAAACATAGGGTCTATCTCCTGTTATGATTTGCGTTGGGTCTGGATAAGCTCACGTTTGGAAAAGAAGACCATCTTCTCCGCGTCATACAGAGAGTCATTCCCTGGCTTACCGTTACCCTGGCGTAGAGCAGCCTTGCGCCAGATCGCTTTGAACACGTTGGCTTCAGCCGGGGTCATTTCCAGGGCTTCAATGAGGTCGTTACACTCAGCGGTGTAGGGCTCGGCGTCCTCGTCTGTGGGTTCTTCCACATCGGTCTTGTAGTAGCTGTTGGAACCACCAGAGAGCCGTGAGTCGGTAGAGCTTGGTGTCTGTCCCGAGGTCGGGACTTCAGGTTGTGGGATACTGCCCACCACAAGCTCCAATTGCAACTGGCACTCTTCAAGGTCCAGCCACGTAC